AGGCGACCTGTTCTCCCACCTCTAAAACGCGAAAGAACGCGCGCAAACCGAGCACGTCATCGAGTTTCGCGGCAAGCCGGTGCGGTCCTGCTACCAAGGTATGAAGGCGCTCTATAAGCGCGCCGGCCTCAAGAACATCCACGTTCACGATCTGCGGCGCTCCAGCGCCACCTACGTCTATGACGAGCTCGGCGGTGACATCGATAAGGCCGCGAGCCATCTGGGCGACACGCGCGATGTGACCATGACGCACTACGTCCAGGGCGACGCCCGCGTGAACCTCGGCGGGGTTCAGGCTGTAGGCGGCGTTCTTGGACGTGCGCGATCCATTCAGGAGGAAAGGCGCAATGGAAGCGGCTAACGACTCCCCTGCCCCGCCGGCGCGGACAAAGCCTTACACGGTTGCGGAACTCTGCGACCATTGGGAAGTCACGCGCCAGTGGGTGTGGGATCGGATCAACAAAGGCGAGCTGAAGGCGATGCGGCTCAGCCCGCGCGTCGTGAGGGTTTCATGCGAAGACGTAAGGTCGTTCGAACTGACGGGAGCCCGCGCCTTGGAGCAAAGACAGGCAGCCCGTACATCCACATCATCTGGAGCGAAGCCGGCCGCTCGCGCCGACTCTCAACAGGCACGACTGATGAGGAACAGGCAAAAGGCTTCCTGACGAACTGGCTCGCCGATCGTCATCCGAAACCGAAGAACCCGACCGTGAACGCAGTCTGCGACGGCTATTACCAGGATCGCGTCGAAAAGCCCGTCGCGCGACCGGAAAACATCGAGAGCCGGCTAAAGCCGATACGCGAGTTCTTCGGCGCCGGGCTCGCCTCCTCGGTGACGCATGATCGCGTGCGCGCCTACATCAAGCAGCGTCGGAACACCGTGCGTAAAGCAGCGCCTGGCGTGAAGACGCCTCCGACCGAATTGGTCAGCGACGCGACGATCGACACTGAGCTCCGCGCTTTGCGTCACGCGCTCAAGTGGGCGGAGAAGCATCAGTGGATCGCCAAGGCGCCTTACATCGAGACGCCCGGCGGCAACCAGCCGCGCCGGCGCTTCCTCGCGCCGTCGGAGATCGAGAAGCTTGTCGCCGCGCTCGAGCACAAGAAGACAAAGCCGCATGCGCGCACGCTCGTGCTGATCGCTCTTTGGACAGCACAGCGCGGCGGCGCGATCCGCGAACTCAAATGGGAGCATGTCGATTTCGAGCGGAGCATCCTTTGGTTTCCACCGAGCCGCTCACGCCTCAAGAACCGCGTCAGCGTCCCGATGGTGCCGGCGCTCGCGAAGCACCTTGCAACGCTTAAGGCCACCCCTGCCCGCTCGTTCAGCGGCGAGGTTGAGTATCCGCGCGTCTACGTCGTCGAATGGCTGGGGCGGCCGATCACGTCCGCGCGCACGGCCTTCGCCAGCGTGCTCGAGCGCGCCGGCCTTGAAGACGTGACCTTTCACGATCTTCGCCGCACCGCCGCGTCATTGGCGCTTCAGCGCGGCGCGACGTTCTCTGAGGTGGCCGCGTTGCTGGGCGACGACGAAGCCGTGGTGCGCCAGCACTACGCGATGTTCGGCCCCGACTTTCTCGCCAACATCGTTCAACGGCTGGAACATATCGCATACGCGCCACCGGCGCTTACGAGCTCCGACGAAGATTACACCAGTGGACGAGGGTGACTCAAAATCCGACGAAACCACATGAAAACAGGCGCATTTAAGATGACACCAATCCTTGGTAAGGGTGAGGTCGAGAGTTCAATCCTCTCCCGTGGCACCAGGAAAACACTCAGTTTTCCGCTGATAATACACACGCGCGAAAGCGCGCACTGTGCCCCAGTGGGGCGCAGGCACGCTGTATTTGCGCTCGCGAAACGACGCTCAGCGCCTCTCTCACCCCCTCTTTCATCTCACCCACGGAACGGCGCTTGCGCCGAGAAAACGGAGTTTTGACCATGGAACGAGACGAAGCGCTCTCGATCCTGTTTGCGCTGGCGTTGGCGCGCCGTGAGCAAGCCGAGGCCCTCGCCCACCAAAGCCGCGAGCGCGGCGAGACGTTGCGCGGCCCTATCGCTATGCGGGCCGCGCTGTGTCTTGCGCAGGCCGACGCGTTAGATTGGGCGATTGCCGATATCAACGGCCGCGCCAGCGACGAAGCTGGGGTCGTGTGATGCTAACCTTCCGAGCGGACATGGCGGCGCGCACGGCTGAGTTTCAGCGCTTCTCGCGAGGCGTCGAGACACACCGCACGCGCGCTCCGAGCAACTATGACTTCGATCTGTGGGAGAGCGCATTCAATGCGCTCCGCAGCGGGGATCAGGACGGCGGGGCGGGAGCGATGGCCGCGATGCTCGCACGTATCGTGGAGCAACTGACCGCTGAATACGGGCGTCTGCCGACGATTTACGCGCTGCGCGACATGGCCGACGAAATCGAGGTCGTGTCCGGCGGTGAATAAGCTCGATCACCTCGCGGACGTGCTTAGCGCCGCCTTGCGGCTTCCGCGCGAGGCGCTTTTTGTCAAGCGCAACCCGCACACGCGGAGCGCCCGCGAGGCCTTCGCGTACTTGGCTGTCGTGTTCGCTGAGACGCAACGAAACCAAACCGCTGAGTTTCTCGGCCTCGAAAGAACAGCCGTCACCGACCAAGTCGAGAACTTCCGGCGCCGCTTAGACGGCACGGAAGGCGCGGACTTTGAAGACGCTGACGATGAGCTTTGCGCCGCCATCGAAAAAATCGGCTTCGCGCTGAAATCCGGAGACATTGACATGAGCGCGTTTGATGACGCCACCCTCGAACAACTGCGCAAACTACAGGCGAAGAGCGGCGGCAAGGATAGTCGCCCCTACTCTAAGTCGGAACTCGCGGCGCTGACGCGCGGTGACGCGATTGAGCCGGCGCGACGCTTTACCGACAAACCGGATCTCAATCCTTCCGCTGTTCGGGGATTGCCCGATGATCACCCGGCGATGCGCGAAAATCGCACGCTGTTCCCCAGCACGGTTGTCGAGGTGACGGAAGACGAGCCCGCGCGATTGCTCGTTAGCGGCGCCAACAATCGCAAGCTTGGCGATGTGGTCGCCAAGGGCCGCTTCAAAGGCTACGCGCTTTACGGTTTGTCGCTCGAAGAACGCGCCACCTGTCCCACCGATTGCTCAGTTCGCGACATCTGCTACGGCAACGGCATGCAAATGGCGCGCAGGCATCGCATCGGCGATGCAGACGTTTTCTATGATCGCCTGGGCTTGGAGATTGCTGAGCTGCTGAGCGAACACGAGGGATTGCTCGTTCGCCTGCACGTGCTCGGGGATTTTCCGTCGGTCGAGTATGTCGCGAATTGGGCCGATTTGCTCGAAGAGTGGGAAACGCTCGCGGTTTATGGCTACACGGCGCGGCGCGAAACGGCGATGGATGGCGATGAAATCGGCGACGCCATCGATGCTGTGCGCCGACGCTTTCCCGATCGTTTTCGCATCCGTACATCGGGCGGCGCCGTCCCGCTTGACGATGGGCTCGGCGGCGATTGGACGTTCGTCATCGACCACGCACCAGACCAAGCCAAGGTCGGAGACGTGTTGATTTGCCCGGCGCAGACAGACGCGACCGCGTGCTGCGCGACGTGCGGGCTCTGCTGGGAACCAGCAAACAAAGAGAATGCCATCGCCTTCATCAAGCACGGCCCCAAGTCCAGCGCGCTTCAGGCCGAAGCGGAGATGCAGGCAGCCACGCCGGAGCCTGCCGCGCCTACCAACGACAATCGTGGCGTGATGCGACGGGTTCAGGCGATCACTCTGCCAAAGTCAGCGCCACGCGCAAAGTCTGCCACAAACGCTCCGGAACTGCGCTGGGTGCAACCTACCGATCTCAACATCGAGGGCGCCTACCAGCGCGATCTTTCCGCTCGCTCACTGGCGCTTGTGCGCAAGATTGTTGGCAGTTGGGATTGGGCGAAGTTCAAGCCGCCAATCTGCGCTGAGCGTGACGGCGCGCTCGTGGTCGTTGACGGTCAGCACACCGCTATCGCCGCCGCGACGCTGGGTCTCGATACTATCCCCGTCATGCTCGTGCGGCCGCACGAAATCGAAGGTCGGGCCAGCGCGTTCGTCGCACACAATCGCGACCGCCTAGTAATGTCGCCATTCCAGATATTCCACGCAAGCGTTACGGCGGGCGACGAGATCGCTGTCGCCGTATCGCAAGCGGCAGCTCGGACGGGCGCGGTGATCCCCCGCGCGATGCCTGCGCGCGGGAAAGGCAGACCGGGCCAAATCATCGACATTCGAGATATTTCTCGATACGCGAAAGCTGATGGCATACCTCATGTCGAGCGCATCTTTCGCATCGCCGTGGCCGCTGAGTGCGCTCCGCTCGGCGTCACCGCAACACGTGCGCTGCATCTGTTGTTGACTGAGCCATACTTCGGTGCGGTCGCCAACATGCCTGACAGCCGCATCGCGAACGCCCTCAAGTCAGTCAAAGACTTCGAGGCAACGGCACGCACGATTGGGGAAACATCAGGCCATGGTCAGGTCCGCGCAGGCGCAATCATGATCGCGGAAGCATGCGAGATCAAAGAGGTCGCGGCGTGAAGACCCTCACCGACGAAATCGTGGCGATCTGCGGAGAACTTGTGACCCCCTACTCCAAAGGGCTGCTTGTGCGCGAGATCGCCAAGCACATTGGATGTGCAGAGGCGCGCGTTCGCGATGCCTTTGACGAGATCAAGGCGTCGGAGCGCGCAATCATCGTTCGACACCCTGGCGAGAAGGCGCGGCGCGTCGTTCCGTGTGGACATGATTTCGGCTTTCCACGTGCAACTGTCTGCAAAAATTGCGACGTTCTGTTTGAACGGGCTCCGAAATCCGTCGCTTTGAATTGCAGTATTCAGTGCAAGAACTCTTGGACGTGGAAGAACCCCGAAACGCGCGCGAAGCGGCTCGCAGGAATTCGTGCGGAACGTGCCACGCCAGAAGCAAAGGCGCGCCTTGCCGAGCACAACAAGCGTCGCTGGAGTAAGCCTGGAGAGCGCGAGAAGCTGAGCGAACAAAATCGCCGCGAGTGGGCCGATCCGGTGAAGCGTGCAAAGAGGTCGGCAGGTATTCAGGCCGCCAACGGTACAGCCGAGATGCGCAAGAAATACTCCGACCGAAAAAAGGAGCAATGGCGCGACGCTGACTATCGTGACCACATCAGCACTGCAGTCAGAGAGGCCAATCAGACCGCCTATTGCCGCGCAAAAGCGTCCGAAAACATGAAAGAAAAGTGGCGCAATCCACAATCGCGCGCGCGCTACATGGCTGGGCAAAAGAAACGCGCTGAGAAAGGCGCGGCGGCAAACCGTGGCCGCAAGCTGTCCCCCGAGCACCGCGCAAAGATCGGTGCGGCGACGCGCGCGCGACATCAGAGGTCCAAGGGCGAGTAACGTATTACAATGCGGCACGAAAAAGCGCGCCTAGCTCCGCGCGCACCAACGGCTCCGGCCCGCTCCCGTTCGGGAGCATCGTTGCATTCTCGTTCCGCCGAGACACGTTGATCCCGCACGGGATCAATCCATCGGCTCCCCGAGCACGATCTCAACGGATGCGCGCGCTTTCGGATTCCGCCGCAGCATCTCGCGCACGCGAGGATCACCAAGCCCCGCCAGCGTCGAGAACGTGCGTAGCCTTCCATCGGGGAATGAGATGGTGACCACGCTCGACTTTATGCCCACTTATGCCGTACAACCACGTAGAGGCGCGATTCGCGATTTGGTCCCGATTTGTCTGGCCACCACAAGATGTTGTGTTTGATGGACTCGGTTCTTGATCGAAATGAAACCGGATGTTCAGTTCGGTTGCCCAGATTGGGCGGCCAATGCCTGAGCCTGAGCGATCTGGTTCTGGATCAACCCAATGAGCGCCAACGCATCGGAGATGGACATGGCGAACGACGGACCGGCGACCCGAACCAAGCCGCCCACGGTGGGGACGTGCGAAAAGGTCGAGACCCGCAGCACGCCGGGCGAGGACACCGCGCCTGCGAAGTGGTCAACGAAGATCATGGGCGCGGGTTCGGGCAGCGCGACGGGTTGGGGATCGGACATGGTTTCCTCCTGCGTGGGTTCTGGATTGAAAGCGGCGGCCGACTAGGCCCAGCCAAGCGCGTAAGCGACGCCGGCTGCTGCGACGGACGCGCCGAGACTGCCGACGCCGACAAGCGTGTGGCGGAGCGCCTTGCGGGCCACGGGCGACAATGCCTTCCGCGCACGGCGCTTGGCCTTGGTTTTAGTGTTGATCACATCGCCGCCGACGCCTTCGGCGCTGATCTCGCGCACGGCAACTGTCGCCTTGCCCCGTTGGTGAACGACATCGCGGATGACGTTCACGACGAACAGTTTGCCGATATTCACATGGACCTTGGGTCTAACCCGCTTGCTCATTTGACGTCGCTCCGCGATGCGACGCACAACCCGTTCGCCCTAGTGGCGATCACAAGCCGGAGGTCGCTGACTGCCCCCGGCTAGTGCTCAGGGGTCGGAGCGTGGTTCAGACGCTCCGACCCCATACAGCGAAGATGCGGCTGAGTCCGTCAAGGCCGAACGGCCAACTTATTGCAGCGATTACTTGCAGCTAGCGTTAACTTCCCATTAACCCGCACTAAAAATCGATTCGCGGGCAAGACAACCGGGCCCAATATCATGGTTAATGCTTGCTTCAATACTGAGCCGATTCAATTGAGTCCCAAGCATTGTTTGCGAGCCGATTCAAAACCAGACTTTGCGCTGCCGCGCAAAATCGGTCGCAACCGCGAAGCGTGCTAGGCTCTTCCGATGACGAAAAAGGCCGCCGATTCTTCTGGGGATAACCAGCGCTTTGACAAGCTGCTGCACGCGATGGTCACGAAACCCGCGATCCCGCAGGCGCCGCAAAAGAGAGGACCAAAGCCTCAAACATCAGATGCGGAGCATGGCGGAAGTTATGCCGATACTCACACTCGCTCAGATAGTTCTGAAAATACTTCGCTGAAACATGGACGTGCGTCCCGTAAACCGCGCGCTTCACGTTCGCCCAGAACCCCTCCAAAGAGTTGACGTGAACGTCGCCGCGCACGTACTCGCCGCGAAAATGGTTCACGCTCTGATGCCGGTAGTCATCGCGAAGGCCGCGAAACACCTTCGCCTCGTCGGTCATCACGCGCGTGCCGGGCTTCACATTCGCGAGCACTTCCGGCTCAACGCTTTCAGCTGACTGGTTGGGAATGTGGCGGGTGATGATGTCGCCGCCGCGCTCCAGCATGCCGAGCACGATGTGCTTGTCATCCTCGCCCATCTTGTCTTTGCCACCGACGAACGCCGTGTCGATTTCGACCGGTGGTGAACCACTGCCGCCCACCGGCGCATCGCCGTCCACGTAGGCCATGTACTGGCGGATCAGGTGGCCCATACGGAACGCGCACTTGTAGGTCACACCGGTCGCGCGCTGGATTTCCTTGGCGGCCACACCGTTCCGCGTGGTCGTGAACATGAACATGACCTGGAACCACAGACGCAGGGGCGTGCGGCTGTTCTCGAACGGCGTTCCGACGGTCGGGCTCACCTGATGGCCGCAGTGCTCGCAGGCATAGACGCGCCGATCGCGTTTGCCTCGGATGCGGTAATAGCGAGCCTCGCGGGCGCACTTGGGGCAATCGAAACGCTCGCCATACCGAACCCGCATCAGGTGTTCGAGGCAGGCGTCGTCATCCGGGAAGCGGCGGTCGAGATCGCGGAACGTCGGGAGCTTCGTGGCCATGAATCCTACATAGCGTGAACGCTTACATGGTTCAAGGGGATAATTGCGACTTTATGAGCTGGACGCGGGCGTCGGCGAGAGGTGGTTTAGAACGCATCGCGCTCGTCCAAGTCCACGATCTTCCCCTGCCCTCTGTGCTTCTGAGATCGCGTGCGAACGTCGATGAACTCCATCTGGTCGCACTTCGTGCAACGCGCTGGGATCTGATCGAGACGGAGGTTTTCGCCCCAGCGCTCGATCGCTTTGCGCAACCTCATCTCCCCATCGTGATTGCAGAAACGGAACTCTAAAGGCGCGTGACAATAGAAGAGCACCGCGACAGCCCCGCTCTCTCGAGCTTCTTTCAGGGTGATCTTGGGTGGGCCGGGCATGGGCCGGATGTGTGCCCGCCGAAGCGATTAACAAGACCTTAACCGCTGCACGGCAGGGCTAGAATCAATGAGCAGCGTCTCTCTTTCCGGCCTCAACCGCGCCGCCCTGGCGGCGAAGGAGGGCTATTGGTGGATCAACGGGATCGCGCTGGCGCTTTCCGCGGTGATCGCGCGCATGAGTGCGGTGGCCTACGGGGAAATTGATCAAGCAGATCGGGCCTTTGTCTGCATCGTTGCTCAGGCATTGGCGATCGCACTGGCGATCCTCGCGCGTCGGGCGCTCACCGGCCAGATGCCGCTTTCGGCCTTCATCGCCGCGTTGCTCGCCGGCGGCTGCGCCTGGTGGGCCAGCCACGGCCTGGCGCTCGCGTGGTACGGCGATGCCGATCGCAACGGCGAGCCGATGGTGATCTTCATGGCCGCGCTTGAGCCGGCGCTTTTCCTCTTGGCGGAGCACATCAAAGAAGGCCGCGAGACACTCCGTGCCGCGCATGTGAAGGAAGAGCTTGAGACAGCCGAGGCCCTGCGTCTGGCGCGTGAGCGAGACGAGCGCAACTTCCGTCCGACGCCGCCGGCGCCGACGTCCGAGACGCCTGCCCCGCCCCCGTCTGAAACGAACGTCACGCCGATCAGACGCAAGCGCAGCGGCGCTGTCGAGACAGTGGCCACCGCCGCAACGATCCTTGCTGGACAAGGGGCTCTGCCATTCGATGCAACGGCATCGCCTGTCGCAATGGAGCAGCCCTTCAGACGTCCAATCGTCGCCCGCAAGCCGTCTATGGACGAGATCGAGCAAGCCCGTGAGGCGCTCGCCAGACGCGGCCAGCGCCCGTCTTACCGGACAGTGGCCGCCTATATTGGCGTCCGAAAGAGCGACGTCGAAGCCGTCTGGCCGACAGGCGTCCCGCTGGCGGCCTGATCACCGTCTGGCCGACTCCGCCGCGCAGCGATTGGCGTCTGAGATCAGACCAAGCAGCGCGTTCGGGCGCTTCTCTGCTTCGGTCCATGCGCCTTCCCATTCCGCGTCGCGGTCGATCACCAAGCCCGTGAGATCGTCCACGGTGCGCCCGCGCAAGCCGGTCGCGTCTAGCGCCGGCGGCCGGCGGCTCGCTTCAAGAAGCGACGCTGGAACGGTAATCGAGCACGGAAGCGGCGTGGGCTGCGGAAGCCTCGTCGCGCATGCGCTCGACAAAAGCGCTGTGGCGAGCAATGCGCTCACGGATGGAAGTCGTATCGGAGTTAGTTTCACGTGCTGCCTCCGTTTCGGCCCGGAGCCGATTGCGGTCTGTGTTGTATTGATCGGCGCGGGCGCCCGTCGCGCGCTCGAGCGAGACTTGAGCGCGCGATTGCTGGCCCCGGTTCTCGGCCTCATTGGCTCGAACCTCGGCGCGCACTTCGTCTGCGGTCTGCGAGCGAAAAGGGTTGTGGCGCTCCACCCAATCCATGGCGACCAAGCCACCGATGAACAGCATCACGAGCGCAATCGCCCACCACCAGCGCAGTAAGAAGGCGGCGATGTTCTTCGCCGCGTGCAAGCCCTTCTGGGCGGAGTCTTTGAGAGATGGATCAGCGGCGCGCGCCGGCGTGGGCGGCGCTTCAAAGCTCGCAAGCCCCATCGCAAACGCTGGAGGCGCGCTCATCGTCGTCTCGCGCTCTATAGGTTCGTTTGGCTCGGAGGCCCTAACAAATGCCGCCTCGGCTTTGGCGTGGGGCTCGTCGCCCTTGATCCAAGCGTTGAGCTTCGCGAACAGCGGGCGCAACCAAGTCTCAGCGGCCCAATGAACCGGAGGGCCGAAGAAGTCGGCGAGGAAGAAGCCCGTCTCTTTCCCGCGAAACGCGAAGTGGGCGATAATCCAGGTCGCGAGCGCAATGGGCGCGAACGCATCAATCGGCCCCCAATCGAGCACGAAAGACGCGACGATCACGATCGCCAGCACCGGCCAGCCCGGCCAGCAGGCGCGCATGAAGGCGTCGAACACCCGCTTTTCAGCGACGTCAGCACCTTCGAAAACCGTATTGGTCATGTGAAGAGGCTCGCGCCCCGCGCGGAACGGGGCTTGCCGCTCAGCCTTTGCCCATCGCCTTCGGCTTCACAGCATAGCCTACAAGCTCGCCCATAACGTCATGCGTGACCGTGTAGGAGATCGTGCGCTCCGCTGGCGGGTCCGCATCGTTGTCGACCCAGCGCGCTCCGATCCCCACATAATCGTCAGCATCACAGACCAGATATTCCTCGCCATCGGCGGGCATGTCAGCGATCGGGAGCCATTCGATCACGTACGCAGGTTTGATCTTGGGCTTAGCCATGGAAGCGCACCCACTGCGTTTGTGGTGAGGGAAAGCCCATGCCGCCGTTCGGCGAATAGGCGGTGCGGCTCGCGTAGTGCTCGCTCCAGCGGCGCAAGCGGCGGAATTGGGTGTCGATGACGAAGGCGTCACTCTCTGTTTTGACGACGAGCACAAGGTGCATCCGGCGGACGCGCTGGGCGCCAGCGCCTTCGCCGTAATCCTCGTGGAGCAGAACGAAGCGATAGCTGTCAGCCAAGCGCGGGTGCAGCGCACGGAGCTCGCGCGCGGCCCACATCAGCCGATCCTCGCAATCCCCGCCCACGCCCGGCGCTGAGACGCGCCAGACATCATCGATGCCTTGCTCCGCTGAATAGCGTTGCGAGAGAAAGCTTTGCTCGGCGATGCGCTCGAGCGTCGCGTGCTCGTCCACGGAGATTTCAACGGCGATCCCGCCGGCGTTTGAACAGCGCGGCTCAAGCGGTTCTTGCGCGCAAAACGCCACCGCCGCCGCGAGCGCGAAACTCGCAACCAAGCCCATAAAAGGCTCCTTTCCGGATTGACCGGAAGAGAGCCTCCCAAAGCGCCGATAAGCTTATTGGAGAGATGTGGAGTTTATTGACGGGGCGGGGTCAGGGATAGATTTTGACCGTCGGGTTTGTGGCGGGCCAGGTCTCTGTTCCTGCGAGAGTCCACGTCCAATAGGTGCAGGAATTCGTCGAATAGTACGTCCCGCCTGGCGTCGCCGCCGCAGAGCGCAACAGCGTCTTTTCGAGCACGCCGTTATTGTAGAGTTCGATTTTTGAAAACGGCGCGGATCCGGCGCGGTTGCCGTCGAGTGTAAAGATAAAGGTGGTCGGCGTGCCGAAGCTGGAAACAGTCGCCAACTCTTCGATCGTCATGCCTTGGAAAGTGCTTGGCGTCGCCGAGCCGCCAGTAGATGGCGAGCCCGCTCCCTGATCGGAATCGTTGGCAGTGCGGACGCCGCTATAGGCGTAGTCGGTCGCTGTCGCGGTTACAGCCGTCACGGCGACGGTGGTCGGCGCTTTGTTCGCCCCGCTTCCCATCGCCCATTTGGCGAACGCCCACATGCGCTTTAGGCCAGCGCCTTCGCGGCGGCCGCGATCTTGGCTTGGAGAGCCTCGACTTCCGAGCGTAGCTCGCCGGCAGCAGCCTCCGCAGCTTCAACCGCTTTGCGCGTTTCTGCCGACGCGACGCCGATCTCGGCGCGGAGTTCGTCGTCGGTGAGTTCGATGTCACGCGTCCCGGTGACGTGCTCATCCGCGCCGTCGACGATCACGGTCTGCACCGTCTTGTACGACCGCTCGATGCCGCCTTTGTCGTCAACGATCGACACGATCTTTTTCGTCACTTCTCGCTTTTCCATTGTCCTACTCCTAAGCGTCGTTTGGCGCGTTGGTGGTGAAGTGCAGCATGATGCCAATCAGTCGCGCATCACCCGCCATGTTGTCGCTTGCGGTTTGCCGACGGATGTTGAAACACACCATGTCGTTCTCAGCCGGGCTCCCGCCGATCGTAATCGCGCCGGACTCCGGTCCGATGTGCAAATCGCCGTTAGCGATATGCGTGTCATCGGACGCAGAGTCGCTGCCGAGCGAAGCGCTCAGCGCATCATCGTTACTAGCGGCGAACGCCTCGAGCGCGAACCTGCAGTTCTGCCCCGGTGTGCCGCCCGCCGCCGTCCAATACGGCGTGAACGATACGGTCCCTTCGTTCCAGGATTTCGGCATGGCGCAGGTGAAGCACGCGTGCTCCTGGGTGCCGCTGTCGAAATCCAACACCGGAACGTCGACGCCAGACGAAAGCGTCATTATCCCGGGCGCCGCGCCGTTTGTGATGCGCGGCGTCATCGCGGCCGCGCTGATCCAAACGCTCTGCTTGCCGACTTGTGCAATCGAAGCTGCTTGCACGCCATCGACAGTGTCAGCGTCAATCCCGCTGCCTGATCCATCAACCGCGAGAATGCCTGCTAGCAAATTGCTCGAAGTGATAATGCTGAGATCGGTGAGGAACGAAGAAACCGTTCGCCGCTTCGGATTGTTCGCATCCGACACGTCCATGAAGACAAGACCATCGCCAGTGGCGATGGAGGTGTCGGTGAGTTCGCTCGGGTCGAAGGCGAAGCTGCGATTGCTCGAGAGATCACCGCCGCCGGAAATACCAAGGCCAGCCGTGAGCGTCAGAGACGTCGCGACGCTCGTCGCCGAAGCCGCCGCGCCGATCGTCGTGCGCACAGCGGGGCCATCGACATCATCGAAGATCGTGAGGGCGAATGCAGACGGTGTCGTGTTCGAGCTGAGGAACGCGCGCCCGCCAGTCGTCAGCCCCGCCCGAAGATACTCGACTGCTTCGGGGGGGGCTTCATAGGCCGTGGCCGTATCGGCGATCTCGATCTGAACGTCTTCGATCTGCACCCAATCGTTTGCGCCAGCAGAGCCCGCGCCCGTGAAAGCGAACTGGATGCCGATCTCGCCGACGCTGGCGCCGATATCGGCCTGGAATTCAAACCGCGCAGTGGAAGTGCCAAGCGCTTGCGCTTGGGTCAGCACAGCTGCATGGCCACCCATGCCGCCGCTTTCGATCAGATCGCCGTCTTCGCCTTCGCTGGTGCCGGTGGCGATCTTGATCTCAACGGTCGTCCCGGAGAAATCCGCACCCCTGTGCGCGTTGAAGCTGAGCGTGATGCGCTGGCCGCGGCAGCGGATCGCTTCTTCCGTCGCCAGCATTTGCCAAAGGCGAAGCTTGTTCGTTGAGGCCGAAGCCGCCGGCCGGCCGAAGCGAAGCCCGTAGCGCGCGCCAGTGCGCAACGCCGTTTGCCGTGAAACCGCGTTCGAGGCCGCGCTCGGCTGCGCGAAATACCAGGCGTCGGCGACGACATCACCGTCATTGTCGCCTGAGATGTTCGAGAACGATGAGCCTGCCGCCCAATTGGTGAAGCCGGAATTGCGCAGCAGGTTCTTGAAGGCGGTCGCCGCTTCGGTCGCATCGGAGGCGGACGAATCTGCAATCGCGAGATCGGGGATCGTGCGCGCCGCTTGGCCCGTCGCTTCGACGTAGGCGTCGTAGCCCACGTCGTCCTGGCCGTAGATCGTTGGCCGGTTTTCGATCCATCCATCGGACCCGATCGTGAAAACCGATTGCTCGGCGGTGAGCCCGCGATCGGTGTACGCGGTGACGGTGTCGGTCGTGTCGGCTGCCCGGATCGTCACCGTCCCGCCGCTGGCCGGACTATCGTCAAGATTCCGGACCTGCCGATCCGCGGCCCACAGAACCTTGGCCATTCGTGACGCTCCTTGAGAAGCGTCAGGGGTCGGATTTCAGGCGGAACAGGGCTTGCGGCTTAGGAAACGACGTTCCCATCGGGAAAGCGCCAGTCCGCGCCATCGGAAATAGCCATGTGCTTGTTGCTCGCGCCATCGCTCACATAGACGAACGAGCGCGGATAGTGCGCCGGGTTGAGATAGCCCGCCGTCGCCGGCACGGTGAGCTGCGCCACGGTGTAGCCCGGCAGCGGGCCAAGCACGCGAAACGCTTCCGCCCCGGTGCGCGACATGAGAGCGATCACCGCGTTCGCAAGCCGCGTGAACGCTTCTGTCGGCTTACCCAGAACGACATAGGCGCCGGGTTCGGTGGCTGGTTTTGAGGTCTTCATGCCATCGTGATTTCGGTGTCGTCGGGATTGACCCAGATCCCATAAGCCGCGAACCCGAACGGCCCTGAGATCGAACAGCGCACAAGCATCCCGTCGACAGCGTTCGCGAGCCCCAGCGCCCACATCATCGCCCGGAAGCGATTGTTCACGTGCGGGAGGTCGACGTCTTCGTGCTGCACCCAAGAGCGGCCATTATCGACCGAGGTCGCGACCTGCATCTTCGGCTCCGAGCCTTCGCCCGAGAGCGGGACGTCGACGGTGTCGATATCGAACACGAGACGATCGACCGGCACGTCGCCGGCGCTCGAGATATGGATCGTGAACTCACGGACGATCGGTTCGTCATTGTCGGTGTAGACGCCGGTGCGCAGCGCCGAGAGCACAGCGCTTGAGCGCGATCCGACAATCGTTTCGCCAAACGCATTGGCGGCGAAGTCGATGTCGAACACAGCTTTGCCGTAGCTCTTCCACTCCGCCCAGAGGCCGGAGGTCTCGTCACGAACGAAAGCCTGCTCCAGCCCCGCCGAGACGCCCCAGAAGCGCCGTGACGCGTCTTCGTAGCCCCAACACACCACGTCAGCCAATTGCGCTGGCGTGAGCGCCTTTAGCGCGGCCTCCATGCTGGGATATGGAAGCGGAACGACGCTCAAGCCTTGGGTTTTGTGGGCGACCCGATTCTCGCCGAGAAAGCCGAGCTCGCCGTCGGAGACTGGCGCCTTTGCATGTGGGCCAGCGATGCCACGTGCGATGGCTTGATCGGTGGCCTTGGTGAAGGCGTCGGCCTCCGCCGGCGCGCCGGTGGCTTGCCATGGTCTGATCTTGCGTGCCCCGAATACCCAAAGGCGTTCGTTGATCTCCGCCACCGTAACGATCGGGTCTGAGAGATCGGGCGTTGCGGCTTCGCCGTCGCTTGGCCAGGTGGGCGGCCCGCCGGCCTCAGACCAGCCGAACGCGACCGCGCCATCTTCGAATGAAACGAGCCGCAACGCTACCGCGGCGAGCCCGCCCGCATCGGCCGGCGCATCGACATCGACGACGGAATCAAGCAGCGCCCCGTCATAGAATTTCAGCTGCCCGAAAGCTTCGAGCGCGAGATCGTCGCGATAAGCGACCATCGTCACTACATCCCCGCCCGAAAGCATCCCCACGTTCGAAAACGAATAGCTGGAGAAAACTTCGAAGAGCGCATCTCCCGCCGGAGCGAAGAGATTGCCGTTTCTGCAGCCAGGCGCGGCGAAGAGCCCGCGCACGTTTGCCGGCAACGTCGCAACAGCAACCATCCCCGGCCGTGACGTCACGAAGAACTCAGACCGCTTCGCCGCCCCTACAGGTGTCGGCTCTAAATGCACGTTCACGAAATCAATCGGGACCGTGGAGCTTGAGGCTCTCCGCTTGTCGGCTTGGGGGATGAATTTGAGGTAGCTCACCGTCCGAGACGATGGAGAGCGGGACGGAATGGGGCTTACGGGCGGCGGCGATCGTCGTTTGTGTTCGCCGACATGGCAGAATTGGCGGAAACAACAGCAGGGCCGACAGGGCTCGGTTGCTCCACGGGGCCGCGCGATGGCGAACGCGGCGAACTTGCTGGCGCGATGGCGCGGCGCGCCGCGCCGGTGGAGTTTGCGTTCTCCATCACCTCACGGAGGGCTGGACCGATCCCGGGAATGATGCCGACAAGCTTATCGAACGTGCCCGACACCATGCGCGAGATCGCCGGCGACGTGCCCGAAACCGCCGCGCCAGACGGCGGGATGAGGCGCTCCATGTAGGCGAGCGCTCGACGCATCGCCGCTTGTTCGCGCGGCGTGAACAAGATCGCTGTGATTTCCTTCCCCGGCCCGTCCAGCGCCCGGCGCAGATTCGTGACCACCGTTTGCGCGGGGATCATGCCGCCTTCGTTGCGTGCATCGAGCGGACGCAAGACGCGATGAAAAAGCGCTTCGCGCAGACCCTGCAGTTCTGGGTTTGGAAGCTCGACGCCATAGCGCGACTGATCGCTGTCGGCGGCGAAGCGGCGCTCGCCGGCGGTCTGGCCGCCCACCTTGATCCGGCCTGGCACACGCACGCCGCTCGCTGCCCCACGGTTCGTGTAGGCGATGGCGTCGTTGATTTCGCGGATGCGGGTTACCGCGCCGAGCGTTTGCTGTGAGGGCTTGCTTCCGGCGCCGAGGATCGCGTCAACGACTTGTTCGCCGGTGAGGTCGGTATTCAGCACGCGCTCAATGGCGCGACCGCCGGGATCGCTGCGGCCGGTGTGGCCGGTGGATAGCTCGGTGCGCTGACGCTGGCCGAACTGGTTTTTCATCTCGCGCGTGAAACCGCGCGCTTCGGTGATCGCCCGGCCCGCTTCCGGGCTCAGCCGCGGCGCAACGAAGGCGTCCACCTCATCGATGATGCTGGTGATCGCATAGACGGCGTTGTCGTCGCCCGATTTGAGCGCGCTGCTGAGCTGGCGGTTGAGTGCTTGGCGCGCTCGCTCGACAGTTCCATACGTTGCTTGTCCACGGGCGATGTCGCCCTGCAAACGGCCAACGACGGCGCGCGCGGCGGGTACATCGAGGAAGTCTCGCTGGATCACGGCGTCCACCGCGTCCGTCAATTCGGTTGCGACCTGGTTCGCTGAGACACGTTCGTTCTCGGCAAGGTCGAAGGCTTCCTGATAAAGCCGACCCTGCTGCTCGCGCATGTTGTCGACGCGGGTGCGCAACGCATCTGAGACGGTCGTGCCTGCGCCGCTAAGGTCCTCCGAGACAGGCTCTTGGCCCCGTGTGGCGATCCGCATGACGTTGCCGCGAACCTCGGGGGTTCTCCGGTCATCGAACGCCTGCATCGTGCGCTGGGCGCGCGGGGAGCCGATGCCTCGGCGCATATCGTCTTCTTCAAGGCGCGCGCGCGCATTGCCGGAGCGTTCGCCGGCCGTCATCGGGCCGAACTCTTGCTCCAGCGCGGCTGCGTCGGGCTGAGCCGCCCGCTCAGCGGCGCGACGGGCGTTGGCGGCAATGCTCACCTCCGTCGCGATACCGCCGCCAACACCCGCGAGAATGCGAGCGGGAACCTCCAGCGGCGTGCCCTCGGTGAGCTGGCCCGCCGTTTCGCTCGCCGCCGCCGGAACGACCACACGTGAAACGCGGGTCGCGGCGCTGCCCGGCGCCAACGCACTGCTTGCAAACTGCCCCGTCGTGCGCGCGTATTCGCCAGCCATTGTCTGCGGGGTGTGATCGGTCCACTCTCGCACCGCCTCAGGTTCGGCGGCGACGAAAGCGTCCTGAACGCTTTGGCTGGTTGGGAGTTGGATGTTGAGCGACCGGCGCTGCTCGCGCGCGGTGTCGAGATTGCGCTGCACTTCCGCGCGCGCTTCCGCGTCCGAACGCCCACTGGCGCGGAGTATCCAGTATTGGCCCACGCCGCCGACTTGTGCGTTCAATTCCTGAAGGTCGCCACCGATGCCGAAAATGCCGGCCGCGCCCTCGTGCAATCCTGTGGTTGCCGACTTCGCCGTGTCCTCGACGATGCTCGGCTGAGGAGCCTGCGGCGCATGGGCGCCGCGGCGGCGCGCCAATTCGGCGCGTGCTTGCTCCGGCGTCACGGCTGCACTTTGCGACTGCGGAGTTGCTTGCCCCGCGCGCGCCGCGCGACGGCGCTCAAGCTCAGCCCGAGCCTCCGCTGCCGTGGGCATCACTGGCCTCCGTTGGCGATGCGCTCAAGCTCTTCGTCGGACATCTGGTCAACGCCGCCGGCGGGATCGCCGAGGATGCTCTCGACGTCCAAGCCTTGCGATGAGAGTTCGCGCTCCAGCTCTTCGCGTTTACGACGGACGAGGCCCATCGCTTCGTTGAAGCGGGTCCGCAGACCTTCGCCGCCGCCGCGCCACAGGTTTTGAATGTTGGTCGGATCGCCGATCGCGCCTTCGATGATGTCCTTGTCCGGCCCCGCAAGCGCGCCGAGTTCGAACGCAACGCGGTTCAGTTGCGTGATGAGGATTTGCGCGGCGGAGTCGATCGCTTGCGTCTGCGCGCCCATGCCGCCGGCTTCCGGGATGCCCGGATTGTAGTTCGCCAAGAGCCCCTGATAGTTCGACATGGCGGCTTCGAGCTCACGAAGCCCCCGCGCGCGATCCCGCGTCGCTTGCGGAACGGTTTGACCGCCGCCGCCGATACGGGTGATTTGCCCCCGCCCACTGACTTGATACGCGCCAGGTGGCAGGCCACGGTCGCGCACCTCTTGCGCACTGAGTTGGCGATATCCCCCATCGCCGCCAGCGCTCGGCTCGCGCGGCTGCTGCACGACATGGATTTGTCCGCTGCCGTCGCGTTGAGCGACTGTACCAGGGCGAAGGCCCGCCGCGCGGACCTCTTCCGGCGTCATGCTGGTGCGCAGATCGCGTTGAGCGCGGCCACGGGCGTTGCGTTCCTCTTCGGTCCGCAGCGCATCACGATAGCCTTCAAGCTCTCGCATGTGGGCTTGCTGCAAACCCGGCGACCATTGCGCCGGCAGGTTCGCCACCATCGGGCGCACAGCGGGGTTTTGTTGGGCGGCGGCTAAGGCCCGGGTGCGATAATCCTCATAGCCCTGGCCCTGGCGCTCGCCGATCATGGCCCATTCAGCGAGGCCTTGATCCATGCCTTGAGCGAGGCGGGTGCGCTCTTCAGCCGTTGCAGCCGTTCGCGCGGATCGTGCGCCAGTGACGCCCTCGACGGAGCCTAGTTTGCCCGCGACCGTTTCGGCAGTGTCGTAATCGCCCGTGGCAATGGCGCCCGCATAGGTGCGATTGCCTTCGCGCATCTCGTCTTCGCGTTGACGTGTGCGGGTGCGATCTCCCATCGCCGCGTAGCTCTGGGCCTGTGAGGGATCGTCGCTGAGCACCGTCGAGGCGGCCCGTTCATAATCGCCCGCATCGGCATAGCTGCGCGCCATGCCACCGCGAAAGCGGGCCGGGAGGTTGGCGAGTTCGATGGCGTAGCTGCTCGGCATTGACCGCCCTCGTTACGTGTAGGAGTAAGAGCGCGGCGTGCGCACCTGATAGGTCGGGTCGGAATTGTAGTCGGCGTAAGAGGTCGGCGCCGTCTTCTTCCGGTTGTTCTGGATCGAAGCCCACGCATTGCCGGCGATGTCGGCGATGCCGCCATAGAGCGCTTGCTGGTTTTGGCCTTTGGCGATGGCGGCGGCGGACGACGCATCAGCACTGCGCCCGATCGCAGAGCCTGCAGTGTCGGCATAGCTCGCGCCGGCGGAGGCTTGGCCGCTGCGCGCCTGGAAACCGCGATCCGCATCGGCGCGAAGGCCGGCCACATAGTCCGCGTAGCTCGCCTGCTGACCCGTCGTGCGGTTCGATTGATTGGTGGAGCGCTGATTGTCGCGGCGCTCGGTGATGCCGAGGCGGGTCGTCGTGTTTAGCGCGTTGCGATCGTTGATCGCGTTCCAATAAGCCTGCTCGGCGTCAGCGTAGGAGCCGCCGCGCGCCGCATCAGCCGCGAGACGCCCCTCTGAATAGGGCTCGTAGTCAGCACGGCGGCGGCCGCCCTCGTAGAGCGCCTTCTCCATCGCATAGGTTTGGGTCACGTCACCGATCGTGCGCGTGGCCCGGCCCGTGCCGCCGGTGACGCCCATGCGCGATGCCGCGGCGGAGATCGCACGATCGCGCTCTTGCTCTGCCAGCGCCGTCCAGGCTGCGATCTCTTGATCGGTGTAGCCTTGGCGACGGAGAAGATCTTCGTCGAGAAGCTCAACCGTGTTCGCGTAATTCTCGTCCGCGACGCCACGCACGCCGGTGCGGGTGTCGGCGTAGCTCGCGCGATCACGATCGTAACCGCTCTGCTCGATCGCATTGAGATCGGAATAGCTGCCGGCGGTGATGCCCTCTTGGGCTTGGTATTCCTGCTCGGTCAGACGAGACGGAACACTTGCGTTGATCTGCGCTTCCACATCGGCGCGGGTGACGGACGAGCCTGCCCCTCCACCCGCGCCGGCGCCCCCAGCGCCCTCGCCAACCATGCGCGTATCCGAAAAACCCGGACGCGACGCATGATCGTCGAACATGGCTGCGATGTAGTTGTCGAACGATCCGTAAGCGCGATCCACGCCGGCCTTGTTCTTCTGGTAATATTGAACGAGGTCGGGATTGCGCTCGGTGAAATAGGCGTAGTCTGGCGTGCCGACAGCGCCGCGGCCGCCGGTCGCGTCATTGACACTCTGCTCGGCGTAAGAGCCTTGGCCATATTGCAGGGCGTCGAGATAGCTTTGCGCGCGGCCGCCGCGATTGACCTCTGGCTGAAGCAGTCGCGTCGCGAGATCACGCTGTTCACGCGCGAGCGCGATCTGCGCATCCGACGCGCCTTGCTGCGCACCAGCGGCTTTGTCAGCCGCCTTGTTCGCCGAACTGGACGAAACTACAGAGCCGACAAGTGCGGCGCCAGCAACGGCGATGTTGCCCCAGGACATTACGCAATCTCCCGGCGCTGTTCGGCTTCGAGCGCTTCAAAGCTCGGTGCGATGAATTGGGCTTCGATCTTGGCGAGGTCGCGCTCGGCGCCGACGGCGTGAAGCGCGAGCCAGGTGCAATCGGTCAGCGCCTTGGCGATGCGCTTCGTGCCGGGTTGGGCGACGACGATCTGCGGCGCGTGAAGCGGCTCACTCGTACCTTCCTCGGTCGTGATTTGCACCGAGCCCGAGAGCAGGATCGAAATGTGCTCGGTCTTGTGAATTTTCCCGACGACGACGACGCCGGCGGGAATGTCCATGCGGCGGCAGTAAACGCCACCGCCAAAAATGTGACTCGTCATGCCGGCGATGCCGACCTGTTCTTCGGCCGGCATCGCCAACATGTGCGCCTCAAGGGCGGCAATCTGGCTGCGGCGCTCCAAGCGCTCGCTATCCGTCAGCGGCGTTTTGCTCGACTGAGAAGGAAGTTCGGCCATCCCGGCCTGATTGGCCCGGGGGCTGGAACAGGGCTTGCGGGATGCTAGGGTGGCGCGATGAGCAAGTGGCGACTCTCCGGCTGGGCGCGGCTTTGGATCGTGCTGCTAGTCCCCGTTTACTGCCTGTCTGTCTGGATCGGAGTTGACGCGGAACAGCATCGTTGGCGCTCCGCATGCGACTGGCGGGATTGTGCCGGGTTCAGCGCACCGAGACGATGGGATGAAGCCGGCCGGGCGATGCTAACCCGTGATGAGATCGCCGACGCCGAGCTTAGCGACATCGAACAGCAAACAGGCTTGTATCGCCTTCATTACAATGACGAAGGTGAGCCCATTGCTGGTGATCAATACACCCTCGATATGGTCCAGCATGAGATCGAAAGACGTGCAACCGCACGCCGAGTGCATGAAGAGCGTTTGAGATCAGCGTTCGTCACTCCGACGATCGGCGTTGTGCTATTCTTCGCATTGATGATGCTCGCAAAATCCGCTGCGATCTGGGTGTGGCGCGGGTTCCGTCCAGCGACCGTTCGTTAATAAACGCCACTTCTCTCACAAAAGCTTATCGGGCCCTCGGATTTGATGCAGTGAGGATTGTGTAACGGCTCCAGGTTTTAGGTCTGGAGCATGGAGGCTTAGATGGCTCGGGTTCTGCAAACCAAGATGGTGGGCTACGCGCCGGATCGGCGCTCGATGAACCGGCCGCCTGAGGTGGTATGCACCTGCCACGAGCCGGAGCCGATCCGCGTGCCTTGGCAGGTGAAGCTGATCGTGCTCGCGAGCTGCGTGGGCATGCTCGCGATCTTCGGCGCTGCGCTTGCACGGTGGAGCATGAACCCCGCCGATCACACTTGGAAGATCGCCGCCTTCCTGCTTCTGGTCGCCGTCCACTGGATTTTCTGGTGGCGCAAGGGCGAGTGATCACTCGAACGGGATTGGCTCTTGGTTCGCCATCCCCGCCCCAACGCCCGCGCCCACGCCGATCGGCAACGCCTTGACGCCGTAGTTTCGCAAGAACGAAACGAGCTGAGCGGTTGAGTCGAACTCTCGGCCCAGCTCCGTGACCAGCCGCCTCCGCAATTGCGGAACGCTCAGCCCCTCCGTCTCAATGTCGTAGTCGGCGGCGATCGCGCGCAGCTGGCGAGCATTCGCGCCGGCGAGCGCATCCTTCGCCCCGCCTGTCGCCGCCCGCTCTTCCAAGGGGGGGCGCTGTGTCGGCGCACGGCGAGGCTTTGGCTCGCGCCCGAACACCGGAGCGCCAGCATCGTCAAAGAACAGGTTGCCCATCGGAACGGTCGGCGCGGGATCGACCGCTGGAAGCTCTGGCAGTGGCGCGACATCATCCAGCGAGCGCCCGCTATCGGTGACGCCGATGACGCCACGATCAGCCACTTGCGGCGCCCGCGTGACTTCGAAGCCCCGCGCATTCATCCAATCGAGCTGATCGATCGGCGAGGCTGCGAGGAACTCCGAGCGCGGCGAAAGCGCGTCCGGGTGCGGCATGTCGCCGAACATCGCTGTTTCGCCCTCGTCCTGGAACACCAGATCACGGGCGACGCGAGCGCGGGGTGCTTCTTCTGGCAGTTCACGCGCAAAGGCTCGCGTGCGCTCCAAGAAGCCCGGATCGGCGAGCAGCTCGTCCTCGCGGATGGCGCGCGGCGAGACCGGCGCATGCATGAAATCGAACTCGCCGCCACGCGCGAGCGCCATTTCGCCGCTTCGGCCGATCAGGGACGCGCCGGCGCCGAAGATCGCGCTCTCCTCGGGGGCCTCGCCGCGCGTGATCGCCATGTCTGTGGCGGCGCCGCCGATGGCGCTTTCGGTGTCCCTCCCGACTGCC